CGACCCCTCTTCGTGGGACCCTGCCGTAGCGTATAACGCAATTTTAGAATCCGGCGTCACGATAGAAGACGCATTAAACGCAGGCGTGAAACAATCCACTATCGACGCGATCTTCACCTCTGGCGCGCCACTTCCTGTCACTGCGTTCTCTACTCCTTCCACGGTAACCTCTGCATTTGAATCCGCTCCGTATGCGGGCCAGAGCATGGAGCAGATTAGAAGCGGCGCGCAGAACTACGTCGCGGGGCTCATGGCCGACGGCCTAACGGATGCAGAGCGACGTGAACTTCAGACCGTTGCCACACAGCAGGGCGCAACTTTCCAAGACATGTTAGCGGCGGGCGTTGACCCAAGCATCTTGTTCAACGTGCCTGTTCCCAAAGAAGAGGAAGAGAAAACTACAGCCGCTGCCGTTTCTTCCCCGTTCCCTCAAACTCAGGCGCCTTACACTGCGCCCACTGTTTATCAGCCCATTGACTTTGACCCCGGCATTTATGGTCCGGGCGAAGAGGCCCTAGACCGTGAGTTCAGGGACAGCCCACCACGGACCGAGGTCACTGATCAGTACGGCAATCTTGTTGGTTTTGACTACACGCCTGCTGCTAAGTTGCTCTCGGCCACCGGATCAGGGTTCAGTTTCACTCCTCCGTCTGTCACGAGCCGACCGCGTTCGCTCATGGACACCGGCACGCTTAATCGTTACACCCAAGGCCGCGCGGCTCAGGACCTTCGTCAATTGTCCGGCGCCAACTACGACAGATACGCAAACCTTTTGAACAGGACCGGAAGCTACGGCGGCGGACTGTCTCGCTCACAACTTTATGCGTTGATGCGTCAGCAAGATGCAATGGTGAGGGGGGACGAAGAAGACACCAAAGAGGCTCCCTATGGTACAACAAGCGGATTTGCAGGATTATTTGCAGGATTAAATGAGGGCGACGAAGAAAGCCGCCAATCTAACTTTACGACCCAAGGCTACAACACAGAGCTTCTTGCCAAAGACCTCGGCACTGCCGGTGGCGCTAGAATTGTTCCGGTGTTCGCGGAGGGCGGGCCTGTAAAAAAGTCTGAAGGGTTCGCGGACAATGGTCCTGCGGACTCGATGACGGCTGACGAGCTCACTGCTCAGTTAATGGCGATGGATACCCAAGAGGCGCCTGTCACTGCTCAAGAACCACGGCCCACGGATCAAGTACAGACTGAAAGCCGTAGTATCCTCGACAACCTTAATCGTGCAATGTCTCAAGTTACGCAGCCTGTTGTTGCAGCCGTGACGGACATGACCGTGGGCCTTGGTGACTTAGCCCAGATGGGTACAAAGGCTGCCGCGAATAAAATGGGCATTGAGACTAAGCCCTTTGTTCCGGTTGGTGAAAACATCAAGGCAAGCGTCGGCGCGGATGACGTAAGCTCGTTAAACCCTATCTACATGGGTACTCAAATACTGCCTGCTGCAAGACTACAGAAAGCTCTTGCGGCGGGTCCCGCAGCCTACAGAGAACTAGTGGCGTATCTTGGCGGAGAAGGTGGCGCCAAGATTGCAGAGACGCAGTTCCCTGATTCGTTAGCCGCGCAGCTTGCGGGGGTGGTAACTGGCGACATGTCGGCTAGGGGTATTTTAGATACGCTAGACGGCCGTAACGTGCGCCGAATGGCGGGCGACGAGCCCCCTATTGACGACGGGCCTCTTCCAGAAGGCGAGCCGGAGGGCACGGTTCTAGGGATCTCGGACCAAAGCGAATCAAGTAAGATGTTGGAAACGCTTACACCTGAAAAAATTAGCGCTACGGCTATAGACTTAAATAACCCATTAACTGCTAAAGTCCAAAAGATTGCAGCGGACCGAACAGCGCGAGAACAAGACTTAGCTTTGTTAGAGGGAGACATTAAGAAAAAACGAGTAACCGTTAAAATAGATGATTTGGCACGGGCTATCGACCAAGACCATGTTGAAACCTACGGCAGAAAGCTAGACCCAACTTCACCTGAAGACCAAGACCTCGCAGCTAAAGTTATCGCGTCTAACATTGACGAGCAGATGACTAAAGAAACAACCGGAGCCGGTTGGTATGACGCGGACGTAGAAAAGACGTTTACCACGTTAAGCAAAATACCGGGACTCGAAGAACTGCAGAACAACGAATCTTTACGAGTGCTCTGGTCTGCTCTTGCTGCCCCTACGTCGATAGGTTTAAAAGTTAACCAGAACGCAAAAGCAGCCACGGCGGCCCTGTTGGAGTATGTTAGAACAGGAAAAGTTCCCACCAATCCCCCTGCTCCCGGCGCGGTGACTCAAGGCATATCTGGTGCAGGATGGGGACCTAAGGGTAAATCTGTTGCTGCAGGCATGAAAGTTATTTCCACTCTTGTAGACAAGTATGGAGTGGACGGATTTGCAGACTGGTGGTTGTCTCCTCACACGTTAAAAGAGTTAACGGATGTCAGAAAAGAAGCAGGGTTAAAGTCCGCTCCCTCTGGATTAAGTGGGGGAAGAGACAGCATGCACCTTGGGTCAATGATCCTCGGAGATAAAACAGGCCGATTCTCCTTAAACATAAATGGCTATGAGGGGACAACAAAGGACGTTTGGTATACTCGCAGCTACAACAGGGCCTTTGGTCAGATGTTTGGAAATGCAGATGAGGTCCAAGGTGGACCTAGAAACCAGACCGAACGTCGAGAGATGGAAGCCTTTAACCAAAAGGTTTTAGACAATATTGCTACAGGGCAGTTGTCAGAGGCCGATGCACAGGCTATTCTTTGGTTTTATGAACAAGGTTTATATTCTCGTTTGGGCGTACCATCGCGACCCGGCGCATTTAGTGAAGGAGTAGAAGAAATATATGGCAATCTCGGAGTACGACAACCAATTCGCGGAAGCGATGAAGTTAAAATTGAAGCTGAATCGCCAACAGGGCTCGAAAACTACAGGGGCCTCAGCGGAAACCTCAGAGCGGTCAGGGCCAACAGGCGTTTCAATGCGGGACTCGATAATGAATCAAGTTTTGGCGGAGCGACCGGGCCTTACTCGACAGGAGTTGTCGGAACAGATGGCGGCACTGGGCTACTAACATTTACTCCAGATCCCGCTGTGCTTAAGCAATATGAAGCAGCGGGCAATTCTCTGCCTGCCATTAAGCAAGTAAATTCAGCACTTAATGCTGCTGCCTATAACGCAGACATGACTCGAGCTATGGAGGGCAATCCTGCAGGAGCTCAGGTAGAGATCAAGAGCGCTGAGGACCTTTCTGGCTATAATCTCTTCAGAACTGAAGCAGGCAGCGGCTTTGCCATTAAGCCCGACGGCGACATTGTCGCGGTCTTTGCGTCTCCTAACGAGCCCCCTCGCGGCAGCTATGCAATGCTGCAAGCCGCAGTACAGGCAGGCGGCACTAAGTTGGATGCGTTTGACACGTTCCTACCTAAGATATACGAGAACGTAGGCTTTAGGCCTGTGGCCCGTTTGCCTTGGAATGATGAGTTTGCGCCACCTAACTGGGACAAGAAAGTTTTCGCCAAACACAACAATGGCGAGCCCGACATTGTGTTCTTTGTCCATGATCCAGAATACTTCGGCGGCGCTAAAGATGTTCCTGTAGTTACGGATTACGACGAGGCTGTGAGGTTACAAGATGAAGCGCTAAGGGCAGTTACCGCTCCCGCAAAAGGCCCAGAAGCCCAAGGCATAGGATCTTTACCTACAAACGCGCCCCAAGCTCTTAGCTATGACGCAGAAAAGATAGCCAAGCTGCCACGGGTCGTTAATGACCCTGTGGCGGAACGGTTTAATGAGCAGGTGGGCGCCGACCCCGAGGCTGCTATAGCTCAATACCGACAAATCCCTGATTCCAAGGGTGGTAAGGTCCTTAACACGGATTTTTTCAGAGAGCTAAGCCCTGACTACCGTGACAACCGCACTCTTTCAAGCAGCGTTCAAGAGACATCTAACGCTTTAAACGAGCTTATGTACCAACAAGCACTTCGTGACACTATGGGCCAAGATGGCCAATGGGTGTTCACGGGCGGTGGAGCGGCCTCCGGTAAAACCGCAGGCCTTCCTGACGAAATGATAGATTCTTACGACCTAGTTGTAGACGGAACCTTAGCTAACTTTGAAAAGTCGTCAGCCCAAATAGATCAGGCTTTGGATTCAGGTAAAGCCGTAACCATCATTTATGTGGATCGTCCGCCGGAAAAAGCCCTCCCTTTGTTGCTAGGCCGAGCAAACAAAATGGAAAAAGAGCTAGGCTCAGGACGAACAGTTCCGCTTGATATTTTCTTGGGCGCACACAGAGACGCCCGCGAAAGCATTAAGAAAATTGTGGACAAATACAAAAACGACGACAGGGTAGCCATCCAAATAGTCAACAATCACGGCGCGGAAGGAGAACAGTTCCTTACCACTGTGGATAATGTTAGCGAAATGGACTACAATACGTCTTTACCCAAGATAACCAAAGCATTAGAGGACGCATATGAACAAGGAAAAATCAGCGAATCCATCTACCTCACCACCAAAGGCAACTCTCAGCCCCGCCCAGAAAGCACGCAGAGACAAACTCCTAAAGATGACACTGCCCGGAATGCAGGCGATGAGCCTAAACTCGAGCAAGGGAATCAAGTAGTAACCGAGCAGCAGCGCAAAGATTGGCGTGAAGCTAATAAAGGCGATTTTAGACAAGAACAAACTCCCGAACTTGCTGAGGCAGCAGAAAAGCTTGGCAGGGGCGAGATATCTATTTCGGACTACTCGAAAGAAGTAGACCGCCTTCGCCCTATTATTCCCCTCACGGAAGTCCCCCGAATAGCTTCGTTTGAAGAGATTGCTTCTGCCCTAGACGCAAACAAGGTGGCTAAAGGCATTATTGGCTTAGACACAAAGATCGCCGACGGCACTATGGTGGGTTCAAGACTCGATATCCCTGCTTACAACAGCTACAACACGTGGGTAGTATCCGTGCATGAGGGCGCAGGCGTTTCTGGAAGTCCACTAGGCTATGGCAAAATAGCCGTCCTTGATGACGTTCAATTCAACAGTAACGCTAAATCGGCCTTTGGTGTTGCCACAGGCAAGAAACCTAAGGCTTCGTTTGCTAGAATGAACGGCAAGTGGCGTAATGTTGATCCTGAAGTTGCCAGAGAACAAGCCGAAAAGTTTATTAACGATCCAAACTGGACGCAGGTAGGGATGAACCCCTATCGCCACTCGTTCTTTTATGACAAGGCCACGGGGCAACCTGTAGACTCGGCAAAAGAAGTAATTCAGATTGGCCCGCTAGTTCTTGCTAAAGGCGTGAAGACTAGGCCACTAGAAAGTCCTGAACACGCACTAGACCCTAAAAAACGTAAAAAAGGCGAGCCCGAGTATTTCAAACATGGCGGATCAGTAGAGCGCGTGTACAATGACAACCGCACATACAAATAGGACAAAGTCATGCCTGTAGATAAAGTCGTAAATCTGGCCCCAGTAACTGACATCATTGAACTGGTGGGTGAAGAAGAGCCGGATATTGAAATCATCCTTGAGGATGATGGTAGCGCAGTCATTGAAGTTAACGAAGAAGACGACGTTGAGTTTTACAGCAACCTCGCCGAAGTAGTTGATGAAGACGAGCTCGCCGCCATTTCATCTGACTTACTAGCTTTATTTGACGCAGACAAGGCCTCTAGGCAGGACTGGGAAGAAATGTATTCCAAAGGAATGGATTTGCTCGGCCTGAAAATAGAGGACCGTACACGGCCGTTCCGTGGCGCTGCAGGCGCTGTCCACCCTATGCTGACGGAAGCCGTTGTCCAATTTCAGTCGCAGGCGTTTAAAGAGCTCATGCCCGCAGGCGGCCCTGTCCGTACTGAGACGTTAGGCAAAGAAACCATAGACAAGGTCCAACAAGCATCGCGCGTGCAGGACTTTATGAATTACCAGATCACGTCGGTGATGAAAGAATACACACCGGAGTTTGATCAGTTACTGTTTTACGTCGGATACGGCGGTTCTGCATTTAAAAAAGTTTATTATGATGAACAATTGGGTCGTATGGTTAGTCGTTTGGTTCTTCCTGACGACCTCTATATCCCTTACAACGGGTCGAGTGTCATTTCTCAGTGCCCAAGAATCACACAGCGTATTGCAATGGACTCAAATGAGTTCAGAAAGCGCGTTGTGGCAGGAGAATACCTCGATGTAGTGGTTGACCCCGAGCAAAACCCTGTCAGCGGCAACCAAATTAGGTATGCAATCGACAAAATTACGGGTTTAACTGCAAGTGGAGAGCCAGAAGAGATTTTCTTGCTCGAGTTCCAAGTGAATTTGGACCTTATGGGCTTTGAAGATGTCGACGAAAAGAACAACGAGACCGGAATCAAGCTGCCTTACGTCGTTACTATTGACGAAAACAGCGGTCAGGTGGTCGGAATACGCAGAAACTGGTTAGAAGATGACGAATTAAAGCGTCGTCGCGAGTATTTTGTGCATTATGTGCTGATTGAGGGCCCCGGCGCTTACGGTTTAGGCTTTGTTCACTTGATTGGCGGCCTAAGTAAGACTGCAACAGCCGCTTTGCGTCAACTTCTTGACGCAGGCACGCTATCCAACCTTCCTGCGGGCTTCAAAGCAAAAGGTGCACGGATTGCTGACGATGATAACCCTATTCAGCCGGGCGAATGGCGGGATATTGACGCCGGTGGCGCCGAGCTAAGTGGTTCACTGCTGCCCCTGCCCTACAAAGAGCCAAGCCAGACACTGTTTACGCTTCTAGGTTTTACCGTAGACGCCGGAAAGCGCCTTGCGAGCACTGCAGACATGCAAGTTGGCGACGCTAACCAACAAGCCGCTGTAGGCACTACGCTTGCGCTGTTGGAACGCGGCTCGATGGTGACCTCTGCCATACACAAGCGCCTTTACTACGCTCAGACGCAAGAATTCGAAATGTTAGCGGCAGGATTTGGGCAATTTTTACCCGATGAATACCCATATGACGTTCCCGGCGCCTCTAGATGTGTAAAAAGATCAGATTTTACCCATATGGTCGCCATATTGCCCATAGCGGACCCAAATGTATTCTCTGCGGCTCAACGCATTACTTTAGCTCAAGCGCAATTGCAGTTGGCTCAAAGTGCGCCGCAGATGCACAACATGTACGAGGCGTATTACCGTGTCTATCAGGCAATGAACGTCAGAGACATTGACGGCATCCTGAAGATGGAAACTAACCAGTTACCTAAGGACCCTGCAAGCGAGAACGCTGACGCGGCCGACAACAAGTCGTTGAAAGCTTTTGCCGGTCAGCAGCACGACGCGCATATTGCGGCCCACCTGATGATGGGTATGTCGCCTCTCATGCAGGCTAACCCTTTGGGTTCTGCTGAACTGCAGAAACACATCCTAGACCACATCCGCTTAAAGGCGGAGGAAGCTACAGAAGCAGAGCTCTTCACAGAGTACGGTGCGGACCCTGACGGCATGATTTCTGACCTTCAGCGCGAGGCAATGGTGTCGATTAAAGTTGCCGAAGGCATGATGGAAATGAAGTCGGTCCAGAGCCAACTTTCTGGAGAAGGAACCGGCGAAGACCCAGTGGTAGCGTTAAAAGCTAAGGAACTAGAGCAGCGCGCTGCTAAGGATCAAGCGGACATAGCGCTTAAGCAGGAAGGGGTTAAGATTGATCAGGCTAGGATTTCCCAGAACGCTGAAGCCAACCAAGCTCGAATAGATTCTCAGCAAAAAATAGCCGCAGAAAAAGCGCAGATTGCTCGGGAAAGAATCTATGCTCCCAAGCAAGGAGGCCAATAATGCCATTGAAAAAAGGTTCTAGTAGTAAAACAATTGGTAAAAATATCAGTGAACTAGTTGGAACTTACGAAAAAAAGGGTAAAATAGGCGCCAGTAAACCTAAGAGCAATGCTGCAGCTCAAAAACAAGCTGTAGCCATTGCGTTAAATACTGCCGGTAAATCTAATAAGATGAAATCCGGAGGGGTAGTAAGAACCGTTAAAAAACGTGACGGTAATCGCCCAGTAAAGATTTATTAAGAATGCCCCCAGACGGTGGCTCTAAACTGTCTGCTCTCATGGAAAAACGACCATGCTTGAATTCGCTGAAAGCGTATTGAAAGAAGTAAGGAAATTACAGGAAGACTCCGAGGCGATAGTGCTTAATGGCTCTATTTCCGACATGGAACGCTACCGTTTCCTTATGGGCCGTCTGGAAGGCATAAAACTTGTGGATCAGATTATCCGAGACAAACTGGATAAGTATTCAGAAGATTTTTAACCCACCTGAGGAGCCTATATGGAACCTGAAAAGAAACTTACGCCTCTAGAGGAAAAGTGGAAAGCTGAAGCCAAAGAAGAAGGGCCAAAGAAAACCACCCTCAATGATGCGTATACCGAAGAAGGAAAAGTCGCTGAACATGGCCTTTCCCAATCTGTATTAGACCTTATCCCAAAGCCTACCGGATGGCGACTAGCTATCCTGCCTTATCGTGGCGCTAAAACCACAAAGGGAGGCATTGTGCTTGCGGATGAAACTCGTCAAAGAACACAGTTAGCGACTAACGTCGGTTACGTGTTGAAGGCAGGGGATTTATCCTATGCCGACGAGTCTAAATTTCCCCACGGTCCTTGGTGCAAGGAGGGTGACTGGGTAATCTTTGGTCGATACGCAGGTTCTCGGATTCAGATAGATGGTGGCGAGATTCGTTTACTAAACGATGATGAAATCTTAGGGATAGTAAATGACCCTGAAGATATTCTACACATGTAAGGAGACGTTTTAATGAGTGAACCAATGAACGAAGAGCTAGACTTTAATGTTGGCGAAGACGAGCAGGAAGCCACCGTTGAAATGAACGAAGACGGCTCCGATGCTAAGTTAGCGGTTGAAGAACCTCTTGCGGTTGAGCAGGTTTCCGCTAAGCAAGAAGCTCCTGCAGAAGAAGATTTAGACGACTATTCGGGTAAAGTTAAAAAACGAATAGACAAGCTTACTGCCCGTTTAAGAGAGACTCAGCGTCGCGAAGAGGCGGCCCTAGAGTATGCTCGTAACGTAAAGCAGCAAAACGAACAGCTTGAGCAGCAGTACCGTAAAACAGACACGGAAAGGCTCCAAGAAGCTCAAGGCCGCGTTGATAGCCATGTAATAGCTCTTAAACAGGTTATTAAAAAAGCCCGTGAAGAGGGCGACATAGACACTGAAACAGAGGCTCAACAGCGTCTTACGTCTATGATTTGGGAACAACAGCGGCTTAACGAGACGACAAACCAACGTCGTCAAGAAGCGGAAAAGCCTAAACCTGTTCAAGAACAGCCAGAAATACTCCGTCCAAGAATGCCTGAGCCTGATTTAAAGGCAGAGGAATGGGCAGAGCAGAACCCTTGGTTTGGTACAAATACTGTGATGACCCACACAGTTAGGGGAATTCACATGGACTTGGTTCAAAAAGAAGGGTTTGACCCAAGCTCCGACGAGTACTATAGTGAGATAGATCGTAGGATGAGCCGAATATTTCCTAGTGAATACGGTATTGAGCCTACGCCACAAAACAACAGGACTAACCGACCCGTGCAAACGGTAGCCCCTGCAACCCGATCTTCGGGAGTAAATAACTCAGCACGCCGCTCTGTTAGGTTGAGTCCCAGTCAGGTTGCGATAGCAAAAAAACTCGGGGTTCCACTTGAAGAATATGCCAAATACGTTAAGGAGTGATTAAAATGAGCGATAACAACGTGCCAAAACTCAATCGCAGTGCCCGTGATTCGGATACCCGTGACACAACTGCGCGCCGTAAAGCTTGGGCTCCTCCTTCACGACTAGACGCGCCTCCTGCGCCTCCGGGCTATAAGCACCGTTGGATCAGGGCTGAATCTGGTGGGATAGACGACCGCACTAACGTAGCAGGGAAACTCCGCGAGGGGTATGAACTGGTTAGAGGGGACGAGTATCCTGACTTTGATTCAGGTGTTCAGGATGATGGTAAGCATGCAGGGGTTATTTCTGTGGGCGGACTACTGTTAGCCAGAATACCCGATGAAACAGCAGAAGAGCGTCGAACGTATTATTCTTCACGGACCCATGATCAAATCAGGGCAGTCGATAACGACATGTTGAAGACGAATGCACACTCGTCAATGAAAATCAACGCGCCGGAAAGACAGTCCAAAGTAAGCCTCGGTGGCCCACGAACGGGTTCCGAGTAACCTTAATTTTAAAGGACATTTATCATGGCTAATGTAGACAAAGCCTTTGGCTTACGTCCGCTTGGTAACCTTTCTGGCACTGGTAGCCAGAAGCAGTACGGTTACGAAATTGCGGATAACCAAGCGGGTGCTATTTTTCAGGGTGACCTAGTCACGTTGAAAGACGGTTATATCCTGCAATTCAACCCTGCCTCTCACACAGCGGCGGTAGGCGTGTTTAATGGTTGCAACTATATTGATCCAACCACTGGCAAGCCAACTTGGAGCAACTACTATCCCGGTTCAGTGAACATCACACAAGGTAAGATCATCGCAGAAGTTCTTGATGATCCTAGCCAGATGTTCGTTATCCAACACGATGGCGATTCAGCCGCTACAGACTACGGTCTAAATGCTGATATCGTTGTTGGAAGCGGAAGCACTACAACTGGGGTTTCAGCAAACGTACTGGACACTTCTAGTATTGCTACTACTGCAGCACTTAACCTTAAGATCATTGGTCTTTGGGACGTGCCCAACAACGCAGTCGGCACTAACGCGGTGGTTGTAGTTAAAATTAACGAGCACCTTTACGGTTCTGCCGGTGTTGCAGGTCAATAGGAGACTTAGGTCATGGCTATATCACGTTCACAACTAGTAAAAGAGCTAGAGCCGGGTCTAAACGCTTTGTTTGGCCTCGAGTATAGTTCTTACGATAACGAGCATGCTGAAATCTACGAAACCGAGTCTTCTGACCGTGCGTTCGAAGAAGAGGTCATGCTTTCCGGGTTTGGCGAAGCGCCAGTTAAAGCCGAGGGTTCGGGTGTTGCATTCGATCAAGCCCAAGAGGTTTACACTGCTCGCTACACTCACGAAACAGTGGCTTTGGCCTTCTCACTGACTGAAGAGGCAGTAGAAGACAACCTGTACGACCGTCTATCGGCTCGTTACACAAAGGCACTTGCTCGTTCAATGGCGACAACTAAGCAGATTAAAGCTGCTTCTATCCTCAACAACGCTTTCACTACCTCTATCGGCGGTGACGGCAAGCCTCTCTGTGCGACAGACCACCCAACACTGGGCGGACCTGATCTTGCAAACGAGTTGGCTGTTGCGGCAGACCTTAGCGAAGCTTCTCTTGAGCAAGCACTTATCGACATCGCAGCGTTCACTGACGAGCGCGGCCTGAAGATTGCTGTTCAAGGCACTAAGCTCATTATCCCTAAGGAGCTTCAGTTCACTGCAGACCGCATCATGAAGTCTACTCTTCGTGTCGGCACTGCGGATAACGACATCAACGCCGTTCGCAACATGGGCATGGTTCCACAGGGCTACAGGGTAAACCATTACCTCACAGACCCTGACGCATGGTTCATCATGACTGACGCGCCTAACGGCATGAAGATGTTCAACCGTGTAGCTATCAAGACTGGTTTCGAAGGCGACTTCGACACCGGCAATGTCCGCTACAAGGCACGTGAGCGCTACAGCTTTGGCTTCAGCGACCCACGTGGTATCTTTGGCTCACCGGGTACTCCGTAAGCCATAAGACGAAAGTCAGAAAGGGCCCTTAGGGGCCCTTTTTTCGTTTGGAAAGTAGTAGATATGCCCAGAGAAACTAAAGTAAAGAAAGAGTCGCAAGGCTCCCGAGTGTGCACCTCGTGCAACAAAACTAAGCTGATATCCCAATTCGAGCACTTTAAAGAGGGCTTTATTCGGGGTGTGTGTCAGCAATGCGTTACCCTGCAAAGAGCAAGAAAAACCTCTGCCACCCCCGAATCATACCTACGAGTACTAAATACACAGCTAAAATCCGGACGCGTTAAACAGGGTGTTGATTACGAACTGACCACGGAAGACCTTATTGACCTGTGGGAAATACAGGACGGCAAATGCGCGTTGTCTGGGGTTTTGATGACCCACCAAAGAGACGGCACCTACGGTGACAGGAAACAAAAAGACTTTAACGCCTCGATAGACCGAGTAAACCCCAACGGTCCTTACGTGCGGGAAAACGTACAGCTAGTCTCCGCTAGGATAAATACTATGAAACACACCCTTAGCGAAGATATGTTCATATGGTGGGTAAAGAACATTTACGAGACCCGCATTAAGTGATATCTTGAGGGTGCTGCAATTCCGCAGTGAACAGTTAATGCTTTGTTCTTTGTGTGTTTATCTCCCTTGAAGAGACTTGGCCCGTCCCCCACAGACGGGCCTTTTTTATTTGTGCAACAGGGGAATAACTGGTATATACTGTTATAAATCCGGAATCAAACCGGCTTATCTGACAGTTTCCGGACTGACGACATGCAGACAGATAAGCCCCATAACTCGCATGTGAGGATTTCCCAATGAGTTCAACAACTTTTTCAGGTCCGGTCACCTCGACCAACGGTTTTGT